GCCCCTTTTAAATCTAAATAATATGGAGTATTCAAAAGAGGCGTTTGAGAGCTATTTAAGAAGTATTGAGGAGAAAGAAAATCCTTGCCCTACTTGTGGCAAAGAAACAACAAAACAGTTCTGTTCTACAAGCTGCTTTGAGGCTTATATGCGATAAAACTAAAAACAAATAATTATGAGTATCTTTGAAAACGAAAGAACAGGCAGACTTGCCGCTTATGTGTTCCGCTGTAAAGTGACAAAAGGCAGAACAAAAACAGAATCAATAATCAAAACACTTTAGCGATTGGAATCATTAATCAGAAATAGGAATCAAGTCAAACAAGTTTTGGACTTTTCAGGAGTGCAAAATGGAGCAATGCATCCAAGCGACATTGATTTCTGTTTGGAGTTTGATGATAAGATTTTAATTCTTGGAGAGGTTAAAAGGCGCTGGAATGATATTCCTACTGGACAAGAACTTTTGCTCACTAGGATTGCTGATAGGTGGGGACATGGCGCCTTTGTTTTGAAGGTTGAGCACGAGTACATAAATGATAACAGGGATATTCCTTTAGACAAGTGCTATGTGACTGCTTGTTATACAAATTACAAATGGAAACAATACGACTACAGCCAACAACCAATCATTGGCTTTTTAAATAAGATTGGAACTAAACTTAAAAATGACAAACTTAAATTTTAAATTATGAGGGAAATTTTAAAAGAGGTTATGCATAAGGATAACCGAGTGGAACTGAAGAGAGCTGGTCGCCAGCTTATTATTTTATTAGCTGTGCAATTCATTGGATTTTTTACAGCTTGGGAAATTGTGAAATATATTATTATCAATGGCTAGTAAAATATCAAAAGACAGAATCAAAGTATTCACAAGCGTTCTCTTTATTGTTTGGGGATTCAGCTTGGGATACAGATATAACGCAATTATTGACGCATTGTTTATGTGGATAATATCCTACTTTACTTATACTGGTGAAGATAGGTAGGTGACATCAGTCACCATTGTTTGATTAATTGTTTGTTTAGCCACCTCGGTAATGGGGTGGTTTTTTTTTACTAACTTTAATATGTGAAACCAAATCAGTTAGGCTGCTTTGCTGAATATCTCTTTTGTACTGAATGCATCAAAAGGGGTTATGAGATTTCTATGCCTTTATTGCAAACAAGTATCTATGATTGTATTGTTGACACTGGTAAAGGTGTCTTTAAAATTCAAATCAAGGCATCAGAGAAAGTGCCAACAGACAGAGACAATTCAGTAAACATTCCGCTGGTGAACAGCAAGAGCATTTACACTGTAGAGAAGGTTGATTATTTTGCAGTGTTCTCAGCTTTCTATGATGGCTTTTTTATATTCCCAAACAAAGGAGGAATGAAATCATTCAGGGCATCTATAAAAGGCAAGAATAAAATGTATTTTAATAGGTTTTCTTTTATTTAATCCATATATTTGCAGAAACACCCTTGTTTGTTTTTCATGTAATAATTAGTTTGGTTTAAGGCATCACTTTCGAGTGGTGCTTTTTTTTTAACTTTGTACAAAATCATTTATTTATGAAAGTTATAATTTTAAAAGACGTTGTTTCAGGAAAAGGCTGGAGACGTGAAGGAGACATCATTGAGCTTACTGGGAAAGAACTCAATCACTATATTGCCAAAGGAATAGCAAAAGAGCATAAAGAGGAGAAAGCAAAGCCAGTGGCTAAAGAGGTCAAGGCTAAGCCAACAACTAAAGAAGCAAAAGCTCCATCAAAGAGAACTACTAAAAAAGCTAAATAATGGCATTCAGAACAAAAGGCTACATGAGTGAGAGACCTCAGGACTTTCACTTTCAATCAAAAGTAAATTCTGTAACTGGCTCAGAGATAGTCACTACAGCTGAGGCAAAAAACTTTATCAGAGTTGACACCACTGCTGATGATACCATCATATGTAATATGATAGGTACTGCTAGGATATGGATTGAGAACTATCTAGGGAAAGATGTAGTTGCTAAGAATCGCACTGTATATATTCCATATTTAAATGACAGAATCAACTTGCCTTTTGCACCAGTTGCATCAATCAGCTCAGTGACTGTAGATGGCTCAACTGCAACTTATGAATCCAAAGGATTAGATAATGAAATCATTGAGCTTAATGAGCTACCAGCTAAAGAAGTCAAAATAACTTATGTAACATCAGGACTAACAGGCGCACAATTCGAACAAGCTATTTTGCAGCTGGTTTCAACTTACTATGACAATCGCTCTGAGTTTGTTACTGGAACTATTGTCGCTAAAGTTCCGACTAATGTCAGAATGCTTTTGGCTGGAGACAAAAATGTCTTTATCTAATGGATTCAGGGAAACTAGATACAAGGGTCATTGTAAAGCGTCTCACAAAGACTGCTGATGGTTTTGGTGGTTTCACCTCAACCAAAGCAACTGAGATGACCATATGGGCTCATAAAATCGATTTAAAGGGTGATATAAAGACTCAAGAGGCGCAAAGGAAACTTTATACCGATATAGAGTTAATCATTCGTAAAAAGACAGCTAACGACATTTTAGACAATGACATCTTACAAATAGAAGGAGACGCAACAGAATACAGAATCAATGAGCGATTTGACAGTGAACATAAATATTACACAACCATAAGAGCAACAAGAATTGGCTGAGATTAAAATAAACAACAGTGACTTAAAGGCGCTCAATAAAAAACTAGATTTGCTGAAGAAACTATCTGAGCAAGAGTTTAGCAATGAGATAGCTGCCACTGCTGCATTCTCATCTACAAGAGCAAAGAAATCAGCTCCTCTTGACCAAGGCGGACTCAGGCAATCTATTGGTTTTGGTAAAGCTGGAAACAAGGCTAGTGTATTTGCAAAAGTGAATTATGCGCCATATGTTGAATTTGGTACTGGAAAAAAGGTTGATTTAGATGATATGAAACAGCTAGGTATTCCTGATGCTTATGCAGCACAATTCAAAGGAAAAGGAATCAAGGAGGTAAACTTGCCAGCGAGACCATTCTTTTTTCCTAGTATAAGGATAGAGCTTAAAAAGCTACTAAATAGATTGGATAAAAAATTAAATGATTTGACAAGATGAATGAGGCTTTGCACTATTTAAGAAAGGTATACTTTACAAGATTGAATAACACAATCACCAGTAATGGCTCGACAGTTCCAGCATACAATCGAGTTCCATCGAATGCCTCTGAGCCTTACATCAGAATCTATTCTGTAGGGACTACTGAGATTGACCAAAATAGGGACTCATTCAACAACAACTGTGAAACTAGAATAGAAGTTGTCACTGCATTTAATGGTGATGATGGAGGAGAGCTGCAAGCAAATCAGCTTGTTGATGAGATTATTAATTTAGTAAGAACTAGAACATCAGGTTATCCTGATTTAAGTTCAAATGATTTTAATGTTTACACTACAGTGATTGAGAATATCCAATATATTGAAGAGGACTATCCTGATAAATCATATTTCAGAGCAATCATTGAGGTGTCAAATAGAGTTGAAAAAATATAAATAAATCAAAATGGTAAAACTTGAAAACTTTAAACTTTCAGAATTTGATGACCCTGATTTCCCAAACTCAGGTGAGGAAAATATGTGTCCAATATTTCTCGCCAAACTTGATTTGGCTCGTTCTATTGCTGGTGTTCCTTTTCGGATTACTAGTGGCTGGAGGTCGAAAGAGAGAAATGAAAGAGTCGGAGGCAAAATTAACAGCAGCCATCTCGTGGGAAAAGCAGCAGACATCGCCTGTATTGAATCACGTACTAGATTCATTATTGTCAAGGCGCTTATTGAAGCTGGATTTAATCGAATCGGAATTAATGCTGGGAGAGGATTCATTCATGTTGATAACGACCCAGCCAAAGACCCTGACTGCATTTTCTTATATCGCTAATTCTAACACATCAGCAAACACCTTATGCTTAAATTATTACTAGGATTATTAAAAGGAGGAGACAGCAGAAAATCAGTTGCTGGAAATCTCGCTTGGGATATAAGAGAAGCAATCAAAGGAAAGGAGCTTGACCCTAATCAGATGATTGAGCTGCAAACTAAAATCAATGAATTAGAGGCGCAACATAGAACAGTGTTTGTTGCTGGATGGAGACCAGCTGTAGGCTGGACTTGTGCAACTGCATTGATGTATAATTTTGTAATAAGGGATTTATTTATTTGGGCTTTTCAGCCTGAGACTATTCCGCCAGCATTACAAATGGAGCACCTTATGACAGTGCTTATGGGAATGCTTGGATTAGGAGGTTTAAGAACCTATGAGAAAATAAAAGAAAAAACAAAGTAAATGGCAACAAAAGACCTTTATTCAGCGAACAACTTTCACAGAATGAGTTTTGGTGATTTCGGAATGAGAACACTTATCAAAGGAGACGTTAATTTAACTACTGTAAGCGGTGAATATTTCTGCATGATTGAGTGTATTACATCAGCAACATTTGACGCAACAAATGACACACCAGCTGGAGACACTACTCTCACTAATTATGACTTACTTGATGGACAAATTATATATGGAAATTTCACTGACATAACACTTACAAAGGGTCATATTATTTGTTATTTACGCCATGTCCCACAATGATAGGAGTATCAAGAACAGTCAAGCAGAAAGCTGGTAGGTTTAGGAAAAATATTCTGAAAAAAATCAAGAATCTAATTTGGCAAAATAAGAACAAAAACTTTGAGGATTTAGATGAGAATTGGGATGACTAAAAAATTGTAAATTTGTAAAAAGTATTTGATGGGAACTACACTCACTGGTAAAAAAATAAAAGACACTTATAAATCACTGGTCAAGGTTACTGACAACAGTGAGGCTGGCTCGACTGGCAAACAGTTGTCAGATGGTAATGGGAATGATTTAGGCTTATATGTTGACACTGATGGCGTTTTAGGTATTGGAGCAACTGCAACAGTATCGTTAGACGTTAGCACAAAAACAGACGCTGTAGGACTCCCAAAAGGGACAGACGCTCAAAGAGTTTCATCTGCAAAGGGTCATATCAGATATAATACAACTGATGATAAATTAGAGTTTTATGACACTGACTGGAGGCACGTTGCAACTGAGAATTATGTGAATGCTGAGATTGCAAATATAATTGATACAGCTCCTAGTTCCCTTGATACGCTCAATGAGATTGCAGCAGCCTTAAATGATGATGCAAACTTTTACACTACAATCACCAATCTTATAAGCACTAAACAGGCAATACTCACTGCTGGTGATATTACATTCAGCTTGATTGACCCAACTGCTATTGTTACAGAAGCTGAGGGTATTTCATCAAACGACAATGATACTACATTGCCAACGTCTGCTGCTGTAAAAGCATATGTAGATAGCAACGATACAGATACTACATACACTATAGGAGCTGCTGATGGCGATAATGTAGACGAAGAGAAGATAGTACTAACAGGTTCAGATGCATCTACTGATGAGGTAGTTCTAGAAGCAGGAGCGGGGCTTTCGATAGCCCGTTCAGGTGATAAGATAACGCTTACCAATACAATAGCAGACACCGATACAGATACTACTTATACTATCTCTGCTGTAGATAGCGGTGATGATGCAATCATTCGCCTTACTGGTTCAGATGCATCCACTGATGATGTCAAACTTGTTGCTGGCTCAAACATTACAATCACGCCAAGTGGCGATGACATAACTATTGCATCAACTGCATCAGGAGGCTCTACAAATGTTGTTGTTAATACATTTAGTGGCGACAACTTAGACACTACTTTTGATGTTTCAAATACCATAGCTGATGAGGATAATGTTCAGATTTATATTGATGGAGTATATCAGTCAAAAAGTAATTACTCAACCAGTGGAACAACAATCACATTCACAACAGCACCAAATACAGGAACGGATAACATTGAGGTGACTCACTTTGTTTCAATAAATGGAACTCCAAGCATTGAGGTTGATACTTTCAATGGTGACGCATCAACCACTGCCTTTACACTAACAACAGAACCAGCTACAAAAAACAACTTGCAAATTTATATAGATGGAGTGTATCAAGCAAAGGCAAACTATTCTGTTTCAGGGACATCACTTACATTTACGACAGCGCCTCAAACTGGAACAAACAACATAGAAGTGACACATATAAAGATTTCATAAATTTGTAAAAAATAAAAAATGGCAATAACAAAAGTAACACATGACGTTTTAGAAGGCAGATATACATCTGCTGAGGCTGTGACATCAGCTGCAACAGTAACACTAGACACAAGCGCTCACAATGTATTTACTTGGACTCTAGGACATAATGTGAGTGTCAAGTTTACAAATGTTAAAATTGGAACTACATCTACCATTGTAGTGACAGGCGCTGCAACAGCTTACACTGTTACTTTTCCAACATCAGATGGAATCAATGGAGCGGCTGCAACTTTCAACAAGGTCAGCGGAACACTAGATAACTCAAGCGGAACAAAAAATTTGATTGAGTTCAAATTCATCTCAACATCTGAGGCATGGTATCAAATCTCACAAATAGCATCATAATATGAAAGCAAGAATTGAAGGCGGAAAAATAATTAAATACAATCAAGTCCCTGAGACCTTTGAAGGAAATGATAAACATTACTTAAATTTTAGAGACACAACTGATGCTGAAAAAGAATCAGCTGGTTTTTATGATGTTGTTGTTCCTACTTATGATGGCAGAACACAAGAGCTAGGAGATATTTATTTTGATTCAGATAATAGTCAATTTACATATCCTGTAAATAATAAAACTTGGGATGATAGTTTAGCAGATTTAAAAGCAGCTAAGATAAAACAGTTAAAAGGCATTTATAATACCAAGTTATCTAAAACAGATTGGTACGTTACTAGAAAAAGTGAAAAGAGTATTGCTATTCCTAGCGACATTCAAACAGAAAGAGATGACCTAAGAGCCGATTGTGAAACTCACGAGGCATCTATAAACGCAAAAACAACTAAAGCTCAAGTAGAATCTTACGATTTACCATCAATTACTTAATATGGGGTTAGATAAAAAATTATTTACAGGTGTTGATGCGGCTGCATCTTATCATTCCAGTCTAATAATGAACTTAGACCCTAATGATAGTGCTAGTTATAGTGGTAGTGGAAGTACAATCACAGATATTTCTGGAAGTGCAACAACTTACAATGGAACTTTATCAGGGGGTAGTTTTGTAAGTGGTTCTCCTAGTTACTTTTCAATGGATAGTACTAATAAAATTACCACTTCTTTAGATTTAACACAAAGTAGTGGATATACAATATCTGTGTTTGTATGGGATAATGGGGGAACAGGTGTTGTCGCTGCAAATAGAAAGCAAATAGGAGGTACTAGTTCTGCTGATGGTAATGGAGGTATTTTTATGATGGGTGGTAATATTACAAGCGATATTTCGGGTGAAAGTGTTTATGTATATCAATACGACACAGGTGGCTCGCCTAAATATTTTGTAAGTTACACAACGTCAGGAGGAACAGGTGCTTATAATGATGGCGCTTGGCATTTAATACAATTATCTGTAAGTAGTAGTAGCGAAAAACTGGTGATAGATGGCTCTGAAGTTGCTTGGACTGATAATGGCAGTTTAGACTTTGTTAATTTTAGATTTGGTGGGGCAAGTAACGATAGCGATAACTTTCTTCCTAATACAGTGGATAGGATTGGAGCAATGAGAATTTATAGTCAAGCCTTAACAGTTTCAGAGATGCAAGCAGAGCATAATATAGATTGTGCTACTTATGGATTAGCAACAGTATGATGATACAAGACTTAAGAATATATGGATTGAACATAGGGGCGTTAGCATTTAGCTTAGCAGAAATTAACCCCTTATTGCAAACCGTTGTTTTGGTTTTAACAATAGGTTATACAATTATTAATATTTATAAACAGATTAAATGAGAAAAAAAGACATTTTACATTA